GGTTTGATTTCCGTCATGTCTATGGCTTTTTTGTCTAAGTCTTGTTTTATGGCTTTTAATAGTATGCTTTTTCCAGAACCGCTATCGCCTGTTATGTAAACAATGTCTTTTTCGCTTATCTTCAGTTCAACATTGTCGTAGATTGTGAATTTTTGTTGTTGGTCTATGCCTAAGCCGAAGGCTTCTGCGATTGCGATGGTGCGGGGTGTTGTTTGTGTGGTTGTTTCGTAGGTTATGTTGAATGTGAATTTGCCTGTTCGTTTGTCGTAGCGTTTTGTGATTTTTTTGATTTTGAGGTGTTCTTGTTTGTGTGTGTGCAATGGTGTTAGGGCCCCTCTATTTGGTTGCTATTAGGATTCCTGTTATTGTTCCTGTTAGGCCTGTTATTGCTGCGAAGATTTCACTGTTCCATGTGTGTAGGATTGTTATGTGGGTTATTTCTAGTGTGGTTAGGCTTAATGTCATTGTTATGGCGAATTTTACTGCGTAGACGAGTTTTGGGTTTGGCTCTATGGTTATGGGTTTGTGTTTGCCTTTTGGCTGTATTGTTTTTGTTAGTGCCTGTCTAATCCAGTCTTTCGTGGTTTCGCACCTTTTTTTTTGGCGTTTGTTTCGTTTTATGCTGGTTTTCCCACCTATGAGGAAGCTGTTTAGGAGTTGTTTTGCTGTTTCTGGCGGGACATGGTTTCTGATTATGGCTGTTATGTTTGTTGTCCAAGCTGTGGGAATAGCTGTGTAGTCTATGTCATAAAGGCCGTCTGAGTAATGGAAACTGTTTTGGGCTAGGATTATGTGTTTGTTTTTTGCGCCCAAAACGCCGAGGAAAACACCCCAACTCGTAACAGGAACATCAATACCATTCAAGCCACCACTAAGACTTTTGCCTATTGAAGCGTCGTACCATTCCACGCGGATGAGATCGCCGAGGCTTAATTCCTTAACCTGCCTAACAACCTCCCTCATACGCTTAAACCTCAAAAGAAAAGAACGAATAAAAGCAAATATAAAGAACAGCGAAATTTACCAATTCACAAATTTACTAATCACGCAAAGAATTTCAGAAAAGCTATTGACTGCTTTTTAGTGATTTAGAACATCTTTGCGAAGTCATCATACACTTTTTTTCTATGTCCAATAAACAATACAATTACTCTGTTATTTGTTTTGTCAATTTCGTAAATAGCTCTGTAATCGCCAACACGCAAACTCGTGAAATCGGAATATTTCAAACGTTTCCCAACTTTCTCTGGACGATTTTCCAACTCTCTAAGCCTTTCAACAATCCTCGCTCTTACCGACTCTTCAATTTTCGCAAGTTCCTTAGCGGCTTTTGGATGCAATAAAACCCTAAAACCCACCTAGAACTCTTCTAAAGGAATAAGCCTTTCAGGATGCCGCCTAGCCTCTTCACTCCGCTTAATCAAAAGCTTGAAAAATTCACGAGTCTTCTCCCGCTCTTCATAAAAGCTGATAATAGCCTTAATAGCGTCACTTCTACTCTTAAAACGCCCCTCAGCAACCCAACGGTCAATCTCCTCAACAATTTTCTCGGGCAACCTAAGCTGAACCTGAGTCATAACGCTTCACGTAAACAAAAACGTTTACAAAACACTTAAACATTTCGCAAGAAAATCCTCGTATCTCTTACCTTCTGATACACATCAACACTTATTGATTTATGTTTTTTAGTTTTCGTATGGCTTTTAATACTTCTTCTACAAACTCTTTCACATCCGCCACATTCGTTGTAATCTCATGCCTTTTCGCCTTAATTAAAACAAGATTCTTGTCACTAAAAACAGACTCAATAAGAGTTTTGTCCCCAAAATGAGGCGTAACATGAACGCCAAAAGTGAGGAACTTACCCTTAAACCGCCCACCCGCAACAGAACCCTCTTCATGCTCCTCATACTTCACATCTACACTCTGCCAACCAAACTCAGTGCTAACCTTTCCAGCATCACTCTCAATTTCCTCAATCTCCTCCAAAGGAACTCTAACATGCCTAGGAGGAACAGAAACAATAAGCTCCCTATTCGTAAGTTCATGAAAATTAAGGAAAGTGCATTTAACAGTAAAAAGGAAAATGATAAACCAAACAATGGGCATAGCCACCCCAAAAACCAAAAACATACCAACATCCCTTATAGTCTGCTCCAGCCAAACCACATCCACAATCACCGTCCAAACAACAGTCATAACAAAGAAAAAAGCAACCATACCATACATCATCCGACTAACAGGCACCCTAAACTTGACACTCACTCTATCCGCATCCTTATCCAACGCATGCACACCAAACCATAAATTAGCCACACTATTGTTAAAGCTTCAACCTTCTAATTAGACTTTTTACTTTCTCTTCATCCTTCAAAAATTCTTCAATTATAGCGTTTGCCACCACATAAATTCGCAGGTCGTTTAACAAAGCCAATTTTCTAATCCCCTTGTGCAAGTCATCGCGAATTTCAACAACAGTCCTTTTATCACTTTTGTCCAAGCGAATTACCCTTTAAATGCCTTGGATTTGGATGGCTAAGTTGCCCAGAACAAAGAATAATTTTGTAACTTTTATTTCGCCTTCTTTGAGTATAACCACTTCAGCGAGCACTTTTACGGTGGCTTCTGGGTTGATGTTGAATGTGGATTGAATTTGGGGAGAGGCAGAAGCTTGAGTTATGGCGTCTTGGAAAATTTCGATTATTTGCCCAACAACCTTTTCCACAACCACATCGGCAAGAGCTTTAACTATTGCATCTTTTTCGATAGAAAACGTTGTTTCAATTCCCAAATCAGCTAAAGCTTTTGCGATAGCGTCTTGGAGAACATGGAATGTTGTTTCTGATGCTGGCTGACTCTGGCTGGCTACGCTTGCATCTTTCTCAACGTTAAAAGTGCACTGTTCAATTGGTGTTGCAAGAGATTGCGCAATTGCGTCAACGTAAATCTCATATGTTTGCCCTCCACTGGGCGTGTAAGTGCAATAAATAGAATGGTCTCGGTCTGTGCCCGTGCTGGTTGAACCCCAACTACTCGGCCATGGGTCTGTGTAAACTTGCGTGTTCCAAGCTCTATTGCCTGGCGAATCATAATAAGCTGTGTGTGATGCGCTTGTCATCCAGCATAGCCAATACCAACCGGGTTGTAAACTAATTGACAAACCATTTTTAGTATTCCAGCCATTTACCATTGTTTGACCAGTATCATCAGCCCAAATTTTGGTGCCGGGAGCTCCGCCTGTTCCGTCATCATCATAAATAGCAAATTTAACGCTTCCACTAACCCCAGTTGCATATAAGCTTATGGCTGTAACTGTTCCAGCTTCAGTTAACTGGTATTTTGAGCCTCGCTTTGTCCCCGTGTTATAGCCAACGCTGTTTGCTCCAACAGTGGTTTTCCCAAAAGTAGCCATGTATCAATCACTTATTTTTTGTTTACGCTGGCCGCTGAAACTTTGGTGTATAATAAATTTTTACCGTATCACCATTCACAACATTTTTTGTTGCGTATGTGTCTCTGCAATACATTGTTCCGCCGCTGCTTGCGTTGAATAAGCCACATTCTTGCAAGGCATAAGAGTTTGTAATATTAAAGGTTGCGTCCATACTGCACTCGCCTGTGTTAGCGTCTTTAGTGTAAGTGCCTTGGACACGCATGACTTCAGCACCCAAAGCAGTCTGAGTTGCAGCTGGTGTGGTGCCATCCGTTCCAATAGCCACATAATTGAAAACTGCTGGACGATTAGCGCTGCTGTCAAAGGCTTGACCACATAAAGCGTTCAATCCACCGTCAACCACCAAATCGTCAAAACTAATTTCTCGCTCGTCCACGTCTGCCAATTTGCCGTTTCGCCAAACCTCTATGCGCCTCTGTATCCCAACTATTATTCCAGCTTTCTTTTTCAAACTCATTTCTCAATTTTTTCTCCCCCGCTTACACCAGCAAGATTTGAACAACCAGCATCAGCTTTTGGAAAGCGAACAACCGCTATCCAACCAACCTCACCATCATAATAAACGCGGACAACCAAAATGTTCTCATGAGTTTTGAAGAGCTTTTTGCCTTCAGCACGGGCTACAGCTAAAACGTCGCCGACATCCTTAAACTTTTCTTTATCGTCTCGGATAATCAAGGCTTTGTCAGGCATCTGAGCGGTTAACCTCCTTCAAAGTGCCATCAACATTCCAAACGAAGCTTAGCGTGAAAATCTCATTATCGCCCTCATAGGCTTTTAAAGTGGCTAGGGTTCCATCAGCGTTCCATGAAAAAATTAGCCTTGTTACTTTCCTTCCTGAAGGCGGAGCCATAATTCCGCTTAAAGCACTGTGGATAGCCCTATAAGCTTCTTCGTAACGTCCATATGGAACACTGCTGCTCATTTTATAGTAACCTCGCAATTTTGTGTCTGCTAATGTGGTCTGTCTTGCTTCGTAGGGCATAGAGATAATCAGCTAAAAGCGGCTGTTCACGCCCAAGCTCTAAGGTTATTTCTAATGTTTGCGTTTTTGCGTCAACATGATATTCTACGGTTTCTATGCGGAAGTCTGCATCTATGTTTTCGTTTGGTACTGCCACATGGATTTTGTCTCCTGGCAAAAGCGGCGTATTTCCATAGTCGATTATTGTGCTTTTTAGCGTTAGGTATTCTGCTGGATTTTTCAAATAGTTAAGCAAGGCTTTTGCCCTTAACTGACATTCGTTGTCGCTGTAAAGCTCCTCATCCGTGTCCACAAGCTCACGTAAGCCGTAAGCGTTTTGGCTGTTAGCATCTTCCTGTGTGCTAGTGTAACGGCGTCCACCAAAGAATAAGCCGTCAACCCAGAAGCTGCCAGTGCCAACACCAGTGAACCAGCAGTCAAAACGCACCTTCTTTATTTGTGTCCAATCAAAACCGCTTTCAATATTCCACAAGTCAACGTTTTCTTTGCCAGCCTTAACTTGCATTTGAGTCCACTTTTCGGGTCCAAAAGAAAATGTGTGGCTTGCAGCCCTATTTGCATTGTCATAAAGTATGACGTTCAAGTTTCCGTCAAAGGCAGCTTCACGATACGCCCAGAAGCTTAATAGTGGGTAGAGGTTTGCGTTAACTTCTTTGCCGCTGTTTAATGTAAAAATGCAGCCTATCCAATACTGACTTACACCATAAGTTTTGATGCTTCCACTGCCCTTAACCTTGTTTCCAGTGTCAAAACTTACTTCGCCCGCTGCTGCGCTCCAGCTTCCATCTGAAGGCGTTAAACTTTCAGTCCAAGCATCCTTATCGCTTGGCACACTCTTCTCAGCAACACCGTAAACAACAATTTTGTTACGAATGCTATGAATGTCTTTTCGGTATTCGCTAACCTCTATTTTCTCGTTAAGGCTTACTGATGATGTTTTGCTTAAGTGTGGGAAAAACTCGAATTTACCGTCTGGCGCTATGCGGAAATCATAGCCTATGACGCCTTGCTTGTCTGCTGATTCTGCTATGTATTTGAGGATGTCGAAGACGGGCGTGTTTTCATATTCCAGTTTCGTGTATGTTGTATCGGTGTTTTCAACAAGTTCTGTTTCGCCACGATTATGGCTTAAACCAACGTAATAATCGAGCAGATGTTTGACTATGTCTTCGCCCTTCATGTTTTCAAAGGTGCCTGTGAAAACTCTTCTGAAGAGGCGTTCTCCCCAGCATCTTCCACTAACCCGCAAATAGTTTTCCGTAGTCGTAGATTCATACTTTACGGATTCAACTCGGCAGGTTATGATTTGTGGACAGTTTGCGCCTCTTCCAATGCTTATGCTTCCATCCATTCCAACACTAAGCGGATACGTGCCTCCAGGACTATACTTTTTATCCCAATTCTGCAACAACACTTCAAAGCTGCTAACCTCTTTTGTGCAGCCCAAATGCACACGGCACTGGATAACTTCGCCTTGAAGCGGAGTAATAGAACCGAAGGCAATGGCGACTTTTGGAATGTCAACGCTCATTTCTCCACACCTCTGCGGTAAAGCTCCTCCTCTCCAGCACGAGTTATCGACCGAGTGCGTGTAGACGTTTCAGCAACAGCAGCATTATACTCCTTCACCGAATCTGTGGCTGCATTCATTTGACTTGCGAAATAAGCCATGGCTGCAGCAGCCCCAATAATTACGGCTATGCCTACACCAGTCAAAGCCAGAAAAGTCGCATAGCTAACGTTTAAAGCATTCTGAGCTGCGGTGGCAACCCAACAAGCAGCAGCATAAACCTTTTGGGCTATGGCAACACCCCAGCTTGTGCGCATAAACATGCCCATCACGCTTATAACCATCATGGCACTGTTGAAAACCCGAGCCTGCTCATCGTTAAGCAAGCCGAACTGATGGGCTATATGCCCAATAGCTGTTCCAGTAGCGCCTAAACCGGCAATGGCTGAGCCGAGGCTTTTTATGCGAACACTTAAGGCTTCAGCGTCAGTTTGGATGCGGGCAAACTCATGGCTTGCATGATTAACAGCACGGATTGTAATGGCTATTTCCCTAAAGCTCATTCTAAGCCAGCCTCCGATTTAGCTTGGTCAATAGCCTCGCAGATTATCTCCTCAAGCCTTGGCAAATGTTCTTGAATTGCTGGGTAAAGATAAGGGCGGGCTTGCATGTAGCGTGTGCCAAACTCTACGAATAAGGCGTATGTGGCTTCAGCACCTATTTCGGCAACCCACTCGTTTATTCTGGCGTAAATTGAGCTTCGCAAGCGTCCAGTTCTAACAGGAGCCAAGGATTTGGCATACTCTTTGACTTCCATCGCCCACATTTCCAGTTGCTCATTCACTTGCTTCTGCAGTGCTGAGTCAAACTGTTGCATGGCTTGCTTAAACTCCTCTATGCCCTCAACATAACAGCTTATTTCGACCGCCATCGTGCTTCACGCTCCGCCTTCCGCTTTTCTTCCTCCATTTGACTGTCTAACTCGTTGAGGATGACAATGAATTGTTGAATTGCCTTTGCTGGCTGTTTTGCAAGTTGCCTTGGTGTCCATCCGAACTCTTTGCATAGGCGGAACTCTGTGAGGGTTGTGTTTGGTTTTTGGCGTCTGATTGTTTTGATAAAAAAGCTGTTTCTTCAAGGTTCACGTTATTTAGGCGGTTAACGATTTGGCTGAAAATTTCGCCCAAGCCTATTGGAATGCCGTTCTCTTCGCTGAGCAGCTTCTCCAATGTTATGGGCTTGTTTGGCGGTTGCTCCTTAAGCGAAGCCATTATGGTTTCTGCTTGAATAGCCACGTAATCGCTTGTGATGACTTGCCCAGTTTGTTGGCTGTATCGTGTGTATTTTTGGATTATGCGGTTACGTTTAGCCCATGATATTTCGCTAAAAACGTAGCGTCCAGCGTATTCCTTGCTAAATTCTTCGCCGATTACAACTGTTTCTGTTCGCATTAGCTTATCACCACATCTCTCGCAACAAAAGAGGCTTTGAGGCTGACGAGGTCTTCAATTTTTGTCGGAGTGCTCACATTTTCCCACTTGCAATATTTGAATAGGGCGCTGTTTGTTCCGCCTAAACCAAATTTTAAGCTGAAATCGCTGTCATTTACCACGTCATCATATTCTTGTTTGCTTTCAAACTCGAAGATTAACTCGCCAGTTAAGTTGCGGTGGCGGGCTGGCAGATACTTGAGGATTTCTCCATTTGCCGAGCGGATTACGGGCACTTGTTTGAGGTTGTTTTCGATTGTGAATTTCCAGTCTGTTATGCGCTCTATGACTGTTAAGCCTGAACCATCACCTACTCCGCGTTGCACAAAACTTTCATAGTATGGAACAACTCCAGCATACTCAGCGTATGTTGCTCCACTTAGCTTTGAATTTCCAACAACCACATTTTGCCCAACAATTTCCACAGTTGCCTTAACAAAGTCTTCAATGCCGCATTCCACAACAGCCTTATCAATTCTGCACCCTTTAAGAAGCAAGTCAACAATTCCAGAGGACTTTTCATAAAATATTTCAATGCTCAAAGAGTTTAGCGTAGCTATGTGCTGCAGAAAGTTTATTGAAGCATCACTTGGCAGTGGATAAACAACTTTGACGCCGATGTCTCTCAAGCCCTTTTTAATCGCTTGTAAATCCCTACTTCCAACTCCACGAACCTTAATCAAACTTGGATTCAAGACGGGTTCGATGCTTTCCGCTTTTATACCAAGCATTGAAGGGTTTGATGGTGTTTCTCCGTAGCTTGTTTCCTCCACGTAATAGATTTTTGTTTCATGTGCCCCATATGGCATACTCATTCTTTTCATTCCTCCAATACTGCTGAATTCTCAAAAGACCATGACTTCACGATGAATTCGGTGCGCCACAAGAAGGGTTTAACCTGCACCTCATCATCATCGCGGAAACTAACAATGTCCACATAAGTTATGCCATCAACAATAAACTCAATCTCAACATAATCACAGTAAAGAACAGCAGCCGTCACGCCGTCGCTTGGAAAACTTGTTTTTGCAAGCAAATATGCATAGCCATCTGCATCAACATAATTTGGCAAGGCAGACGCCAAAGTTATTGTTAAAAGCTCATCACTTTCTCCACTGCCAGAAACAGCATTTTCCCAAGCCCTTGCCATATGATTCCAAACCTTAATTGTGGCTCCATTTCCCGCTGGAGCAGTGCCATAACCTTCAAACTTGAAAATCACCTGTTTAAGAAGGTTTTCGTCGGCGTCGATTTTAAAGCGGAAAAGCATGAAGGCAAATTTCCCATTCTCTAAGGCTGATTTGCTGAATCGGTTATCGTCGCTATACCAGATTTTCTGGTATTCCCCATCCGTGAGCTCATTCCAGCCATAATCATTAGGCGGCAATTCATTCGCTGAAGCTCCATGATAGGCTTTATGAGTGGTGGAGGCAATGCCGACGCCGCAAAAACTGTAATCCGCATGGTTGGGTGTGTTGCGTTTTCCATGAATGACACGGTTAATTTCGCTGCGCATCTTTTCACGAAAATTCCTATCAAAAGCCCAAGCATTAACACGCATAAACCAGCAAAGACGTCTAAGGCTGCCATCAAAACTTAACTTGTCATCATCACCTCTATCAAGCCCAACAGTTATTTGCCCATCAAAACTTTTCAGAAGCTCACGGTCCAACCATTCCTG